ATGAAACTAAATAAGAAATTATTAGCACTTGGTGCTACTGTTGTTGGTGTAGCTTCTCAAGCTGCTGTTACTGCTGACCCTGCTACTGGTGTTTTAAGTGGTTCAATAGATACAAGTATCTACTCTTCAGGTATTCCTATCGTAATCGGCTTTATTGCCTTTACACTCGCGGCTACTGCTGTTATCTCTTTACTAAAAAGAGCTAAATAAATATATACAAGGCTTTCGCCTTGTTATAAAGGTTTCAAATATGAAGTATTTAATATTAATTTTTATAACTGTTTCTTCTTTATGGTCTTATCCTTTACCTATTGATAGTCATACAATATTAGTATTAAATAGTTTTTATTTTGTTTTTATAATCGTTATGTTTTTTGTTTTTGGTGTTGAGCAAGTTTTTACATTATTTAAAAGAGTCCGTAATGCTTAAACTAATGATCCTTTCTTTCTTTGCTTCTTCTTTATTTTCTTATGAGGTTCTTTCTATTACTGGTGTTAATTCATTTGATTATTTTGCTTCTCTTTTTTTATGGCTTTTGATTATTTCTGCCCCAGTCTTTTTAGTTGTATCTTTACTAAAATATGTTCGTAGGTCTTTTCAATGAAGTATATAATCTTATTTATTTTTTCATTATCTCTTAATGCTTCTATACTCTTAGATAAAGCTTATCCTATTTGTATCGAAGATTATTATATTGCAGGTGGTACCCTTTACTATTTAAGAAGTGTGGATAATACTTGGGGCTCTACTACTGCCGATAAATCAGTACAAGAAATTTATTATGGTTATGATTACAATACATCAAGTGGCTACTGTTCCCCAAAATCTTATAACATTGATTTAGGATTATCTTATTTTGATTTTAACTTTTTGATGGCTTTAAGTGGTGTTTTGTTTGCTGCTTTAATATTTTATCTTTTTAGTTCTTTTTTGATTGGTTTGTAAAATGAGATTAATATATAATTTTCTTATTTTTTTCTTATTTTTTTCTTCTCCTCTTTTTTCTGCTACAAGTTATTCAACATGTTCAGGTGATTGGGTTTTAACAAGTACTAGTACATTAAATGTTTCTCAGTCTGATAATGCTTTTAAGGTTTTGAACGGTGGAACTTTTTGGGATTGTGTTAGCACTTTAATGGTAAAGTACGAATTTTACAATATTGATGATGCTTTATATACTGTTGATAGAGTTCGTACAGATTACATTCCTTTCAATCCTTCTTGTGTTTCTCCTTCCGTTTGGGATAGTGATTTACAATTATGTTATTCTTTTTGTCCTGATAATGATACTATTCTCCCTATTCCTGAAAATGATTGTGCAGGAGGTTCTAGTTTTACATTAGTTGATAATGGTTCAGGTGCTTCTTATGTAGATTTATATTGGCAACCTTGTGATTCTACTTGTAGAGGTGTCAAATTAAATGATTTATCTTGTAGTGATTTAGCTCCTGCTTATCAAAATCAATGCGACACTTCTAAAAATAATTTTGTTTTTGTTTGTGATGATGTAAACGGTGTTGGTACTGTTAATCTATCTCAAACTAAATGTACTCCAAAATCTAATCCATGCAATGATATGTATGATAGATTAGTTCCTACTTGTGATGTTAATCAAACACTAGAAGGTTATCCTGAATGTAAGCATGATGGTAACAAGGTTATTAATCCCGATGTCTTTAAATGTATCGCAGATGATTTACTTCAAATTGCAACGGTACAAAAAAATTGTGATTATAAATGGTATGAAACTTTTAATACTGTTACAAATATTTGCGAATGTAATTCAGGTTACACTCGTAACGATTTTGGTATCTGCTCCGTTCCTTTAGATTCTAATGCAACCGCTGCACAACAACAAGCTGATGCGGATAAAAATGCTCAAGATGCAAGGGAAAAAGAAAAAAATAAATCTGATTTGAATTCTAGTGCTAACACTTCTAGAAGTTTAGAAAATATCGAAAATACTCTTAGTGGTGTCCGTTCTGATTTAAACACTTCTAACATTTTATTAGATGGAATTAAGGGTCTTATGGATGATGTTTCGGGTAAATTAGATGCTAATTTTACAGATATTTCTTCTAATCCCATTTCTTCTAATCTTGATGATATGAAATCAGAATATTCATTTTTAGAAAGTGAGTTATCTGATTTAAAAATTATTCTTGAAAATGGTTTAGTTAATCCAATTCCCTCAGGTTCTTCTACTTCATGCTTATATAGTAAAAATTTAGTCGGTTTAGGTCTTACTATTCCCGTTAATATTGATGTATGTGAGGTAGTTTCTCCAGTTTATAGCACTTTATATTCTATATGGTATTTATTATTTTTTGTGTTTTTTCTTGGTGGAACTTTTAAACTTTTAATGACTCTAAGGACTGACTAATGGGTAAAATAATTGCATGGATAATGGGGAAAATCGGCTCTAAAGTTGTTTTAACTGGTTTTCAATTTGCTGGTGCTATTGCTTTTATTATAGCTCATGCTATTGTTTTGGGCTTTATTGTTTATACAGTAAAGTTTTTTTACGACCAGTACAATATTTTTATGAGTTTTGTTGTTAATCTTCAAGGAACTACTGAACTTACTGGTTTAATGATGAGTTTTTTATCTGCTATCGGTTTTCTTAATGCTTTTAATGATGTCTTTGCTATTTTCTCCCCTTTTCTCTCTGCTTTTCTTATTTATAAATTAGCAACTATTTCTTTTAGTATCTCAAGAGCTATATCTAACGAGTTATTTAAAATCGGTGTTATCTGGCAGCAATAAAAATTAAGGAGTGACAAAATGGCTATTACATTTATAACAGGTGTTTCAGGAAGTGGGAAATCGTATTTTAGTGTTTATACTATTTATATGTTATTTTTAAATAGTATTAAACGATTTACTTTTAAAGATTTACTTTTAAAGAAAAAACCTCTCTATGCTCCTGCTAATTTATATTTAAAATACGATTATATTTATACTAACTTGAATCAATTTAATTTTAAATTTCATCCTTTAATTAGACCTTTAGATATTAAGCTTTTAAGAAAAAATCTTGTAAAACTTCGCAGATTAAAAGTTGAAAAAGAGTATACAGATACTGCATTAATTGAAGTAGCTAAAGAAATGAATCTTTATAATGTTCTCATTGTAATGGATGAAGCTCAGGATTATCTTCCTAAAAAAGTTCCTGAGGATGATGAGCTTCTATGGTGGTTTACTTATCATAGACACCTTAATCATGATATTCATGTATTAACACAACACATAGACCAGTTGAGTACTGAGTATAGAAAGAATGGTGTTAATTTTTATAGAATGCCCCCTCCTACAATGGCGATATTTTCTAATCGTTTTACAGTTGGTTATTACTCTTGTGTAGGTATGACTGCTAAATGTCGTGAAAAATCTTTCACAATTCCATTCATTAAAGAAGTTGGCGAACTATATGTATCAGGTAATAAGACTGATAGGAAATCAATATTAAGAAAATATTTTTTTATTTTTCCTCTAATGATTTTATTTTCTTATCTTGCATGGCAGTTTTTCAATCATGAAAGAATGCGTTTATCTCCAGTAGATAAAAAATCTAAATCAGAAATTACAAATGATTCAAATGATTATAGTTATAATGATCCTTTAAAAAATGACTCTCTTTCAGTTTATAAAGATTTTCATTTTGTATCTTTCAAATGTATTTCTGATACTTGTATATTTAAAGATTTTAATATCCCTATTGATTTTGTTTTATATTTAAAAAATAATACTGATTCTATTTACTCTCATACTACTGTAACAAATTATTCAATGATTAAATATGATTTTATCGTAGATGATAATTTATATAATTTTTTAATTTCTAGTTTTGATACTTCATCCTCTAAGAAGAAAAAAAAGAAAGATTATGAATCTAATTCAGAAATTAAACTTTTTGGGAGTGATAAATAATGAAACATTTATTTTTAATATTTATTTTTTCTTCTCTTCTTTTTTCTGAGAGTATTAATCTTAATTTGAAACAATTTGCACAACTTGTTAGCTCTCATAATAGAGTCAATATAATAGTTGATAATTCCATTAAATCGGATAAATTTAGTTTTTATCTACATGATAGTTCATCAGCTTCTTTGCTCCCTGCTTTTAAGAGAATGCTTGAACTCAAAGAATTATTTTTAACTTATGATTCTAAAAATAAATTTTATTACATACATAAGAAAAAAGAGAATAAAAAAACTCTTCATACTATTAAATTAAATACTCTCACTTTTGATGATGTAAAGCTTATTTTAGAGCAATATGAAGACATGAAATTTAGTTATATCAGTAATACAAATACAGTAATGTTTATCTCTAATTATTCCGATTATATATCTTTAAAAAATGTTATTAGTATCAATGATATTTTACCTAATCAACTACAAATAAAAATTACTGTCGTTGAGTCTAATCTTGATAATGCAAAGGATAGAGGGTTTGAAATATCTTCTTATTCAACTAAGCAAGATGGTTCATTTCAGTATTTTATAAATCTATTGACAAACACGGCGACTTCTCCTACTTCATTATTTACAAGTGCTAGTACTGGCTTATATGCTTCATTAAAGTATCTTGATGATATTGGTGTGTCTAACATTAAATCATCCCCTTTCATGCTCATACAGAGCGGTAAATCTATCTCTTTTGCTTCTGTTGAAAATGTTCCTTATTTAACAACTTCGGCTTCTGTTACTGGTGCCAGTTCTTCAAAAACAGAGCAAGTTTCTTACAAGGATGTAGGATTAAAGATTAATCTGCTGCCTAAAATCGTTAATAACATTATTTTTATTGATTTAACTTTTAGTATGGAATCTTTCATTGATAAAACCTCTCTTACTCCATCATTTTCAAAACAGTTTTTAAAAAATAGTTTTCAGTTAAAAAAGGGTCAAGTTCTTGTACTAAGTGGTTTTAATCAAGAGGAAAATTCGAAGAGTACTATCGGTATACCTTTTTTGATGAAGTTACCATACTTAGGTCAAGTTTTTAGGTATGACAGAGACATTAAAAAGAATAAATCGTTGTCTATCATGATAGAGGTAATGTAGCAGTGTTTGGGATAGATAGGCTAGAGTTTTGGAGCGAGGCACGAGCGACAAAACTTGAGCCTCTTGGCTATCTATAAAAAGTTATCGTACAAAATTTAAAGGAGTGACAGATGAGTAATTATGGTTTATCAGAATATCAGATAAAAAAATCTAAAGAAAAACTAGACAATAATATTGACTTTATGCATAATAACGGGGTACAAGTTGATAATAAAATAGTGCCTTATGCTGTTTTTGTTCAAAATAGCTATATAAACCCTGATAGATATATAGCAGAGATACAACATCGTGCATGGTCTATGTTTGAATATGCAAATATTAGAGATTTAAAAAATATAATGTTTACATTAACACTTCCCACAGAGTGGCACCCTAAAAAAACAGTAAACGGAAAACTTGTTACTAACCCTAAGTTTGGTGGTCGTTCTCATATTACAACTATAAATAATTATAGATTTATAAATTGTCATGTATTTCAAAATATCCCATATGTTGAGCCTATATTAGACTTTTCTCTTACTGTTGATAAATATACACCTCGTAATGCTTCTAGTGAACTCTCTAAAATGTTAAAAAATGGTATATTCAACGATAGAGCATATAGAAGTATTGAAAAGAATAATCGTTGTTATTTTCGTGTTACTGAACCTCATAAAGATGGCACACCGCATATACACATGAGTCTTTTTATTCCTGAGGATAAAAAAGAAAGAATTATCAAAGCTTTAAAAAGGTTATATCCTGAGCCACTCGGTCAGGTTGAAACAAATATTAAAAAGCCAGTTCATTATTTAATGAAGTATGTTTTAAAGACTTTTGATGATTTAAGAACTACTGATAATATTTCAAATCTTACATTGTGGTACTTGTATCACGGAATCTCTCGCTTTTATACTTCTCGTACTTTTATATCTTTAGACATATATCGCAGATTAAACGGTATGTATGGATTAAAAGAATTAACTAAAAAGTTTAGGGATGATGAAATAAGAGTTTATATCTATAAAGATACTAACAAGATATCTCTTATAGAAAATGAGTTCGGCTCTCTCTATGTTCCAAAGCCTATCAACTGGGAACAAAAAGAAAACGACAAGCTAGAAACTGTACTTAGTGAGTGTGGTAATTTTAATATTCCGATTGAAACCTCTTTTGAAACTGTTTACAAGGATAAAGAACCGAATCGAATACCAGTCACTATTGATGGTGTAGAGTACTCTTACTATAAGGGCAGATTTACAAAACTTAAAAAGATGCCTTATCAAATGAATCACTTGGAACTTTATACTTATTTTGAGAGCTTAGACATTGAAACAGTAGACTATAAGCATTATATTTATACTCGTAATTTACTTATAGAGAAAGGTTTACACTCAGGGGATAGGTTGAATCTCGCGACCTCTGAAGTAATGTTTGAAAGTGAGGAGTTTTAA